TTACATCCATTTTTTAACTCCACATCTGTTTCTGTCCATTTATTACCCTTTAGATTACCAAAGTAATAATGAATCCTTTCATTAAACTCTATATGATATTTAATATAATCCATATTACCAGTAGCTAGTTTAGCAGTTGCAGAAACCCATCCATAAAATAAAGGTTCTTTTGTAAAACAAAATTGTTGCAGTATATCGCATTTAGTCATAACAGTCTTACCATGACCACGAGGGAGTATAATAGCAGTTTGTTTATTTTCTGGGTTACTTATTGTGTCTGCTATTTCATAGTGAAATGCAGGAGTTTCACTCCTCATAAAATCATCGGGTAAAAAAAGTTTCCCAAATGCAATCATATCCTTAGAAGCTAACATTAATGCTTCTTCAGCTTTACTTACATTCTGTGTATTTATATTAGCCATCTAGTTCCTTCGGTCTTTCAGCTGTATCTAACATTTTATCGTCAAACCCTTGAAACTGAACTCCTGTAATTTGTTGTACCTTTGCAGTATTCTTGTCTTCTAAATCCATAATGTCCGATAATTTAAATAACGCTTTTAGTCTAGTCTCATCTTTTTCAGATGATAATGCAATGTTATTTATATTACTAATAATTGTATTTTCATTAATACCAAGCTCTTCTAATACTGGTTTTAATTCTTCTTTCATAGCTGTTTTAATCCTTTCAGTTTTAATTAAACTAACTGCCTTCATACGAGCGTATGCTTTATTATTTGTAGGAAAAGCTTTTACATATGCTTCTTCTGGGTTTAATCCAGCAGACACATACTGAACAAACAATTCTTCATTAGCTGTCATACTTCTTCTATTAGCAACTACCTCTTGAGGGCTACTATACCCACCAAATGAGTATATGTTAGGTCTTTTATCTGTATCCATTTTAGTTTTTTCAGCATTAGTAAATGTACCTGTGCAAGTACCTAAATAAAATATAGTCTTATTTTTCCTAAGCATCTTACCTTTACGGAGTATCTGAATAATGCAATCATCATCAGCAATAACCCATTCGCCAACATCTGCGTTTTTCCAATTTTTAAGGGGGGTAATAGAGTTAGGTAACTCTTCTAAGTCATCATAAACAGTATGTATAATGCTATTTACTTTATATTCTCTCATTAGTTTATAGGGGGTTCAAAACAATCTAATAGGTATTCCATATCTTTTACGTCTAGAGATTTAACTAGTCTTTCATCTACACATACGGGTGTGAACGACAAGACTACACCTTCAGGCTTATCTTCTGTTATTTCCTCTATGTTGATTATTCCAGATTCAAGGCTATATTCAATATAAAGAGTCATATGCAATATATCTTTTTCTTTTTTCGACATGCACAAATATAATGAATGTGAATAAGATTCCCAAATCTTATTTGCAGAACGGTCAAAAGAACGGACTATCCCCTGAGTAAAAAAAACTTAAATTTTAGATTTCGTTCTTTAGCCAGTACACTAAGGTATTAAAATACGTAAGTCAAGCTTATTTAGTCTCATACGGACATTCTCATTCTCATCTTAACTTCATAAGTCAATAACTATCGACCCATACTAAAACTTATACTAAAACAATTTTGCTAGGTGTTGGGGACAATTCTAATCTCTATATGAGTAGACAACCCAACGTCTGAACCTCTAGGTAGAACTATTGCAAGGGTACCTTAAGGCTGATAAATAAAAAATTTCCTAACTATGTAATATAATATATAGGGGTCCCAAATACAAGTAACTTTTAAAAAATGGTACAAAATAATGTGCGGTGTGTTTATATGTTAGGCGGGTAGCAAATGGGTTTTTTTAATAGCGATTTACGTTATTTTCCATTTACAAATCCAAACTAATAAGGAGAAATTATGTACGATACTCTACAATCTGTATCATTCTTTGTGTGTATGTTGGGATTAGCATTGATTATGGCAGGCTTTTAATTCCTTTTAGTCGTACTCTTTCTACACATACACAGGCAATTATATTAGGGGTTGTATACAAACAGCCCCTCAACATTTATTAACAATAACATATCTCAAGAAAGGATATTATGAATCAAGAACAAGCAATCAAACCAAGTAACATTAACCCAATTAACCCAATAGTTAACCCTACCAAATCTAAGTCTCAATGTATTAAGGCTTCTATTAGAAAGATGATGAAGAAAGACGGAACAGGCTACGTTTATTTATTAACTACCAAAGATAGTGGTAAGCCTATTGTTGCAACATCTTCAACAGGTTTTAATATTGGACTATCTATTGTTAAGCAAACACCTTACAATCCAACAGTTAAGACCTCTAAGTTTCATTATGAATCTTGGTGTTTCAGTAACTCAGAAGATTATCCTACTGAAGAAACAAAAGAAACAGAGTTTAACAATATGTTATCAATATTTACGCATTCTATGAATGATAGTAGTACGTGTCATTTATATCTTGATATGGTAGCATTTGAACAGAATATAGTAACATTACTTAATGAAGAAGAATACAACTTGCTTCCATCTTCATAGTATACTTGTCAAGGTAGTATAGTATACTTGGTATGGGGTAGGCATTAATTTGCCTATCCTTGCCTTCTTAGGTCTATAAAACAACTACGATACGAGCCTAAGCCTAAAAAAACAAAACATTACACAATAAAAATACAAACAAAAGGAGACTACAATGGACCATTTCAAACTATTTATGTTATCACTTGGTTTTATAATAACAACAATGATACATCACATAACATTATTTACATACAGAATATGTAGAAGAACAAACACACTAGCATTAGAGTGGAGAAGACAATTAAACATACAATGTAGCGGTATTATACGAAAAAGAACTAAGGAGGACGTATGTTAGATTTAATATGGGAGCATCTAGAATTATGTGTGTTGTTTTTGTTGGTATCTCAGGGTGTAGTCTATTACAGATTATACCTTGAGAGGCTTATATTTAAGAACACACTAAGCCAATATAAGAATCGTCTTAAAAACAATGAATATGCTATTAAATCTATTAATAAATACATTGACGACCAAGCTATGAAAGAATATANTNAAAGTTTANGTGATATGCCTGACCTTACCTTTTATCCTTCTGATTATCCTTCTGATGAAGATAGAAGAATTAGTCAAAGGCGTTTATCTAATAAAAAGGGAAATAAGCGTATTTATGATAGAAGATGTAAGTAATACTTAAGGGGGTACAAAACAGCTTATGTTTCTGTATAGAAATTTAAGGTACCCCTTTATTAAAGCTTATAGAGAGATGTAAGCCCTATGATAGCCAAGAAGGTAGTCTCTCTATATTAACAATGGTCTGTAGGAAGGTAAGCCTATTAACTTATGAAATCGGATTAAGCAGACTGCAACACACTAAAATTAAAGATAAGGAGAATTAATGAAACTTAATGAACTAGATAATATGTCTTTAGATATAACAATATTACAATCTAAAACAGTAAAGAACTTAGTAGAAATGCTAAGATTAGGAATAGAAAAAGACCAAATTATATATGTATGTGAGTATATTTTTAAAGAAGTAACTCAAGCATCAGAAGGTGGCCTTAGTCGTAAAGCTAACTCTATAGAAAGAAGAATTAAGAAGTTAGAAGAAATGGGTATAACAATAAATAAAAAGGAGTATTGATGAAAGAAATAAATATAGATAATGTATTAGCTATAGGTAATGGAGAGAATTGTCCTTTTTGTATTAATACACCAGATAATGAGGTGTTTATAATGCAAGAAAATAAAGACTTTATTAAACATTGTGTTGAAAATCACCCTACAGAACTAAACAGAGCATTATTTAGCAGTAAACCAAAACCTAAATACTGGTTAGAAAAAGAATTTGTTGGCTTAATTGCTCATATAGCAGCCAAGCTTAAATTTATTGAAAAACCAGACAGAATAACTGATGAAGATTATTCCTCTGTTATGGAAGAAATATATCATCTTGTTAGTAATTATTATAATGAGGTTATGACTCATGAGAGCGACTGAGTTTATACATTTCTTAAATAGAACGGATATTGGTTTAGGCCAAAATCCACCTAAGCGTGATTATACACACTTTACACCTAGAATGTTAGCAAAAAGAGCTCGGTACGAGTATCAAACTAAACTAAGGGAGGCTGCTAAAAATGATTTGTAAGTTATGTAATTGTAAGATAAATAAAAAACTAATGGAACAGGAGAGCAGAACGTGTTACAACTGTATTGTAAATTTAGAACAAAGAATTGAAGAATATAAAGTTGTAAACGACTACGAATCATATAATTAGTTCTCCTGAACTAAAAATTAATCAGTAGAGAACTGTCATCGTGAGAGCAGTCGGGGTCATAAAGAGAAGACTGTAAAGTCTCCGCTCCTTATATTTAGGTCCTATTTGACACTGGTTAATGTTGCAATATCTTATGAATATTGTGACAAAAAGGGGGGGAGATTTTACTTACTACAAGGTTTGATTATTCCTTAGAGTTCGCACACTCTTATAGTAACTTCTTCCTCCCGACTACACACTAAAACTAATCAACCTTTTAAATACAGGAGAAACAAATGGACTCAATAGAAAAAGATGCATTAAAACATATTATAGCACTAGCTGACCTAGAATGGAATGGAATGATTACATTAACACATTTTAGAGACAGAATACAAAGTATAGTAACACAAGTATTACCTAATGATGATAACAAACCAAACAAAAATAGATTAAAACCAAAAAGGAGAAACTAATGATAGAATTATTAATAGTACTAATATTTTTAACAATAATAGGTGTATGCTGTATATCTTATTTTGCTTATGATAAATATAAATTATTAACTAAAGATATAGATGATGCTATACATGGAGTAAATGAGTTAGAAGGCTATACTTATCATAGTGAAAGTGAAATAAATGATTGGATAGATGATAAAACTCGTGATATTCAGTATGATATAGATGAACATTCTACTACTATTGACAATCTAAATTCTGATAAAGCTGATGAATATGAGTTAGAGAAGATGAAGAAGGTGCATGCTGAAGATGCAGAGAATATAGGTATCTTAATAAATAGTAATGCTAAAAGACTACAGAATGTAATAGAATACTTATCAAAAGCATACTCTAGTTTTAAAGATGTCAAAGGAATAGAGCTTGATGATGAAGAATATAATAACTTCTTAAAGTCTTTTGATGATACAAGTATATGGACTGATAAAAGACGTTCTGAACATCATAAAGTACTTGCTACATTACTAGATGAAGGTAATTATAATGCATCCCATGAAGATATGGGTGATGAGATATACTATAAAGTATATAATCTACTAATAGGTAAAGGAGATAAAAATGAGTCAAGATAATCAGCCTCAAGGCGATAGAGAGCAAGAAGATAGTGATGGTACTAGAGCAATTTGGACAAAAAGAGCAAATAAACTATTACTAGGTCGTAAAATAGTTAAAGTAGAATATATGCCTGTTAAAGAATCAGACGATATGATGTGGGATTATCAGCCTGTATGTTTTCTTTTAGATAATGGTAGTTGGATATACCCTATGAAAGATGATGAAGGTAATGATGGAGGTGTTCTTGCAGTCGGACAAGACATGTTACCAGTATTGAGAGGTGATAAATGAAATGGCAAAATATAATAGCCTATGGTAGTATAGCAGCATTAAGTGTAACTATATGGTATTTTATAGTTTTTTATTTAATAGATTGGTGGTCTAAATGATAAACAACAACCATATATTAATAGAATATCCTGATGAAGACTTGTTTGAAGATGGAGAGTTAAGTAATGAAAAAAAATGGATGACTCCAATATCAGACGTTGAAGCTAAAATCATCAAATTATGGAGAAAAGATAAAATAGTTATAGCAAGATGGAAGGAGTTAGAATGAGTGATTGGTTTTGTGATAGCAAAGAAGCTAAAGAA